CTGCTCCTCCTGGAAGATGGAGAACTTCAATTTCTCTATCTAATACTGCTACCCTTGCTAAGAAAATAAGTGACAAAATCACATCTAAACTATGATGAGATCGTTCTCAGAATACCTTAGCGAACAGGCTACCTTTAATGACGGTAGCCTGACCATCTTTGATATTGATGAAACTTTATTCCATACAACAGCTCAGATTGCTGTTAAGAAGGGTGGCAAGGTTGTTAAAAGTTTGTCCAATTCTGAGTTTAACACTTATATGTTAACGCCCGGAGAGTCGTTTGATTTTTCTGAGTTTCGTTCTGCCGACAAGTTTGCAGAATCTAAGCCAATTGGTAGAATGATTGAGAAGGCCAAAGCAATTTCAAAAGGAATTGCTCAAAAGCCGCTTTCAAGAATTATCATTCTTACGGCAAGAGCAGACTTTGACAACAAAGAGAAGTTTCTAGACGTGTTCCGTAATCACGGACTTGACATGAGCAAGATCCGTGTCGAGCGAGCAGGTAACATTCTCAGTGACCATGACGTTGCCACAAAGAAATATATGATCATATACAACTACCTAAATACTAGGCAGTTCTCTAAAGTAAGACTATTTGATGATAGTATGGAAAACCTAAAAGTATTTTTGAAGTTGAGTGCAAGGTTTCCAACAGTAAAATTTGAGGCGTACTATGCTAAGCCTGATGGCTCAATAAAAACAATTAAGGAGATGTTTAAATGTTAGGATTTTCAAGATTTCTTATTGAAGGTGGTAATGTGTTTAAAGGGCAAACAGCATCCATTGCTCTTGAGGATATTGAACCTACTCTAAATGCATACTTTGCTGAGCTAAAAAAGGTATTCCCTAAAAAAGCTAGTATATTCAACATGCAGCATTTTCATCCCCTTGGTTCAGTTGGTAAGAAACCATTGTCAGGTGACATCGACTTGGGGATAGATGCTAAAGACCTACTCGATAGAGAAATGTCTCCCAAAGCAATGGCTATGTGGAACATCGATCACGCAAAAGTCCAAGAAGAATTTCTAGTGCTATCAAAGAGAGCTAGAACAGCTTTGCCTGAACAGTTAATGATGAAGGCATTCCTCAAACTGCTCACTCAATACATCAATCAGAAGGCTCCAAATCTACACACTGATGAGGCTAAGGTATCTGCTGGAAACATCTTTGGGGTGTATCCTCAGATTGATAAGGCAGGTAAAAAGTTAGGCACTGGTGTTCAAATCGATTGGATGGTTGGCGATCTGCAATGGTTGAAGTTCTCATATTATTCGGCTGCCTATCCGGCAGGATCAAATGTTAAGGGATTGCATCGTACACAACTCATGCTATCTGCTTTTCAGCAAGCTAACTTGTCGTTCAATCATATATCCGGAGTCAAGGATAAAGATACTGGTAAGCTGATTGCAACAGACCCTACACGATCTCTAAAAGAATTATCGTTCCGTTTAGGTGTACCTCTTAACACCTCTGTGACAGAAGATTACTACAAACTGCACGCTCAGCTTAAAAAGCACATGAAGCCTACAGATTACTCGGGGATGATTGATACTTACTTTAAAATTCTAGACAGTACCAGAGCAGATATACCTGACGACCTTCAAGCTGAATGGAAAAAACGTAAAACGCGATTGGGGCTGACAGGCAAGTTCTTGCCCGATAACTCTAAACTGAAAGGCATGTAATGTCTGGTTCAACAGGTGCTGATAGAATTAAAAGTAGAGAACACTTTAAACAGTTCTTGTTAAGCTATGAAAAAATAATGAAGAAGTATCCTGGGTTTGTATCAATCAAACCATCGGGCAGTTACAACTCTGATATGACTAAGGAAAGCTTTGGAGATATTGATCTTATCACCCATATCAAGTCGGACAAAGATAAGGCAACAGTAAAGAAAGAACTTGCTGATTGGCTTGCCAAACTACCAGACTCAACTATTGTTCCTTTTAGATCAGAAAGATATAAAGGCAAGAAGTTTTTAAATACTGGTGAGATTGTTACGATTCGCTATCATGATCCAATTCTCGATTACAGTGTGCAGATCGACAACATCATTGCATTGGATCATACTGAAGCACAGTTTAAAGGTGACTTCTTAGATATGCCAGCTGAACAGCAGGGTTTGGTATTGGGATTGGTTAAAGTAGCATCGATTGAAACTGAACCCTCTGTCTTATTCAAGAAAATGGGTATCCGAGCACCTGCAGAGCTACCTAAAGATACAGAGTATGAATTCAACTTATCTAGCGTTGAATTACAACTGCGTAAGGTCACGTACGAACCAGGTACATATAAACAAAAGAGTAGAGAGATTATTTGGAAGTCGCGTAACTTCAAAGACCTTGAAAAGTTACTGTACCAATACAACCTATCGTTACCTTTCGATAAGTTACTTGCTCAGGCCAAATCAAAACTAAAGTCTAATCGCAGCGGTCAACGAATCAGTGGTGTGTTTAGGTCCATGGTGTCGGTCAAGTCTGGTGAAGTGGGCACTGACAAGGCCAAAGGTAAAGAAACAGCAATTCGTAAGATCAAACAAGCCTTTGGTGAAAACTTTCTAACCTTTGGCGATTACATGAGAGATTCATGAGTTGCGTGGTTTAGCGAGAGGTATACTGACATAAATAACTAATAATAGAACTTTATATAGATGGATTAAATGAAAAAATACCGACAGTTGGTAGAATCCCTACCTTCCAAGACAGTCGTGCTTGCTTTTGGCAGATTCAATCCTCCAACAACTGGGCATGAACTAATTGTCCGTTTCGTCAAAAAACTAGCTCAGCAATCTCGTGCTGACTACGTCATCTATGCATCTCGTACACAGGATAAGAAAAAGAATCCTCTCACACTAGATCGCAAACTCCACTATTTAAACTTAATGTTCCCTAACACCAACTTCAAGAGTGCTAATGATCAAGAGCGCACCTTCATGGAAGCTGCTGCAGCTCTCAATAAGAAATATAAACACCTGATTATGGTTGCTGGTTCTGATCGTGTCAACTCTTATAGAGAAACTCTTGAAAAGTATAATGGTGTAGATTACAACTTTGATAGCATTCAAGTCATATCAGCTGGCGAACGAGATCCAGATGCTGATGATGCATCTGGAATGACATCCTCTAAAATGAGATCAGCAGCAGTTAAGGGTGATTTCATCGAGTTTAAAAAAGGACTTCCTTCAAGAGTCAGAATGATAGATGCAAAGCGTCTAATGAATGACGTTAGGGAGGGTCTTGGACATGACGTAATTAAAGAACAAGTAAAACTCGTCGTTGACTCAATACGGGAAAGGTACTTCCGTAAAGAAATATACAATGTCGGTGATATTGTAGAGTCGATCAGTGGTGAGTCCTTTGAAATAGTAAAAAGGGGAACAAATCACCTGTTGGTTAAAGATGATCAAGGGGTAGTACACAATAAATGGATACACGAAGTATTAGAGGAAGCATCAAATGTTTAATTTTAAACGCTATTATACAACAATTAATGAGTCCACGATTAGATCAAAAGACTTTCCTAAGGTAGCCAGTGCTGTTACTCGGTACATGAGAAAACACGTCGGAAAGACATACTACTATCCTACTCAAGAAGTGTTCACCTCAGGTGGTAAGGTAGGAGTGGGTGCTAGGTTCTTCTTTGTTGGTAACAGATCTATTCGACTCAATTGGGTGAGGTCGATCGACAGCTCGCTTGGATTAGTTTCAATGGATTACTGGGATGGTATGAAAGCTGGTGCCAAACCAACTCAACATATCACCTTCAATAGACAACAATCGTTAGTGAAAATTCTTCCTTTTATTAAAGACTTTATGTTAGGGCTTGTTCATACGTCCGGCGTCTTTGTGAACGAGGGCAGTGAATCGGATGCTGAAAGTTTTTTAGCTGAAGCAGTATACACGCCTGATATTATTCTAAAGACCATTAGTAATACACTCAATGGATTGAAGATGGGTATTCAAATCCGTCAACAATCCTTAGAAGGTGGTAATAAAAAGTATGGTCCTAAGTGGAATGATGTTCAACGCATCATTCGTGAAATGTATCCTAATCTGTTTAATGCAAGACCCGGAAATAAACAACTCATCATTGATAAAGATGATGTAGAGAAGATTGATCCTAAAGCAATATTAGTTAATATAGTTGGGTCAACTGACAGCGTTGAGTTTACTGTATCTGCTGGCCGTCCTGAAACATATGAAGTAGAAGGTGTATCAGAGAGCGAAATTGACCGGATGACATACGAAGAGCAGCTCGATGCTCTAAAGACTGGTATGAGACTACTAATGTCTAATGCGACCAATGCTCTTTTCCTTGGTGGAAGAGGTGGTACTGGCAAGACTCAAACTGTGGAAGATATGCTACATGATGCTGGTAAGCGTGATGGAGAAGGATTCTTTAAGATTACTGGATCAGCTACCCCAACAGGGATCTATAGAATCCTTTTTAATCACCGCAAAGATATTATCCTATTTGATGACTCTGACTCGGCTCTTAATGATCAAGAAGGACGTAACTTATTTAAAGCTGCATCAGACACTAAAAAAGTCAGAAAGATTAGTTGGATGAAAGGGGGCAAACAATTTGTTGACCCAGACGATTACGATGACGAAGCAGATAACGAGGATGTACTTCCGAGGTCATTTGAGTTCACAGGTAAGATTATTTTTATATCCAATATGCCTTTGAACAAACTTGATCCTGACGGTGCCTTGCGTACTCGTGGATATGTTATCACCATTGACCCAACCAATGAAGAAATTTATAGCTTCATGGAAAAGATTGTTGACAAGATTCCATTGGATGTCAACTATACTTTATCAAAAGAAGACCGTATTGAAGTTGTTGAGGTGATTAAAGCGCGTAGAATTCCAAGTAAGACAGCTAACCTAAGAACTCTTGTTCGCGGTTTGAATACAAGAGCAGGAGTTGAGCAACAAGGCGGCTCAACTGAAGAGTGGAAGAAATTTGTTAAGATGTTTGCATAAACAAGGAAGAATAATGAGTAATCAAGAACACTTACAAGAATCAGCGGCTACATCTTTTAACCAAAAGGTTAAACAGGCCCGTGTAGCCCATGAAGCTGGTAATCATAAAAGAGCAAAGATGCATTTAGACGTGGCCCGTGAATCCATGTTGAGTGTAAGGTCTACAGACATGGGTAAGATTCAAAGTGCATATAAAGATTACACAGAATTGCGTAAGCTGCATGAATCTGCGATTAAAGAAGATCTAACAAACAAAACAATCCGTCCCACTGATAAGATCAAAGTGGCTCGGGTTATTGCCGATATGCTTGGTGTTGACAAGGTTGAGTCGATGACTCCTGAAGCTGCTATCAACATGGGGTTGCGTAAGATCAAGAACAAACGCATGACACCTGAACTTATCGGTGTACTACAAAAAATGCTTAATTTAGCTCAAGAGGTGGGTGTAAAGGTTGATATGTCTTTGATGCCAGCTTCAATGAAAGAAGAGATTGACGAGTCTGAAAAAGTTGACACAGATTCGAACTATAATGCAGCTAAAGGAATTCTTCGTATTAAAGACTTCAACAAGCTAAACAAAATTGGTCATGGTATTGTATCTCCTGCTGATGATGAACAAGATCGTCGTATGAAGGTTAAATACAAGACTGAAGATATGGCGTCTGCAGATTACAAAGTCAATCCTGAGACAGGACGTAAGTTTCGTGCACATAAAATTGATTTCGCAAACAGTGGGGCCAAAGGTAAGCCAGCAGAAGATGATAAAGATGTACAGGAGCAATCGGTCGATTATGACACCGGAGCTCGTAAAGAAAAAATGGCTAAGCAAACTGATAAAGCTAATTTAATATTACGTCATTCAAAAGAACGTGAAGCTCTGGCAACACGGCATGACAATCAAAAGAAAGCCATGTCGGAAGAAGACGAGTATTCTGACTTTGAGATTTTAGATCTGTCAGACGATGAGTTAGATGCACTTGTTAATCAAGCTAACTTTGATGATTTGATTGATGTTGCCGACGACGATGAGGTAGTTATTATTGATTCAGATACTGGAGAAGAAATAGATGACATGCCAGTTAATGAAGAAATGTTAGCTGAAGTGTTGTCGAGATCAGAAAGGATGAAAGCTCGCATTAGGTTTATGAGGACATCTGCAAAACGTCAACGCAAAATGCAAATTGCAATGAAGAGACGTGCTGATCCTAAAACATTAATAAAAAGAGCACGACGTATGGCAATCAAGCTCCTCAAGCAAAAGATTATGAAGAAACCTGTAGGCAAACTGTCTGTGGCTGAAAAGGAACGAGCTGAACGTATGATCAGTCAGCGCAAAGCTTTGGTCGGTCGTCTTGCTTTGAGACTTGCTCCAAAGCTAAGAAAGATGGAATCAGATCGATTATCAGGCGTTAAAGCAACCTCACCAGGAGTAACAGTGTAATGATCTCTTTTAGCCAATTCTTAGAAAAAGTTGAAGATCCTTGTTGGGACGGATACAAGCAACTTGGAATGAAGAAAAAGAAAGGTGTAGAAGTACCTAACTGTATACCAGAAGAAGATCAAGCTGACGATACAGTCGTGTCGGAAGCGGAATATCAGGGTCGTGATGTTCCTTTAGGTAAGCCTATGGCTGGTGATGTTAAGAAGTCCAAGGTGTATGTGAAGGATCCTCAAACTGGTAATGTGAAGAAAGTAAACTTTGGTGATCCAAATATGTCAATTAAGAAGGATAATCCTGCTCGCCGCAAATCTTTTAGAGCTCGACACAAGTGTGATGATCCTGGCCCAAAAACAAAAGCCCGCTATTGGTCATGCAAGGCGTGGTAGGAAAAATACCTAAATAATAACAAATAAATGGAGAACTACAATGATTTCAATTCGATATCTTATGGAAATGTCAAAGAAAAGGAAAGCTCAAGAAGCTATCATCCAACCTTCAGGTGATACTAAGATTGGTGAAGACACTGATCAATTAGATGAATTGTCAAAAAACACTTTGCGGTCGTATGCAAATAAAGCGTTAACTGATGTTGTTTCTAATTCAACTGCCGCTGGATATTCTGATGCTAAAAATTATCCAACAAAAGATTACACCAAAAAGGTGGTCAATCGATCTACTGGCATGAGAAACGCAGTACAGCGATTAGCTAAAGAAGATGTTGAACAAATTGACGAGTTGTCTAAAGGCACTCTTGCTTCCTATATTAAAGCTCGTGACAATGATCCCACAAAGATTAATGATTATAATGAGCGAGATAAACGAAATAAGAATGTTCAGACAGCTATTAATAAGTACTTACAAAAAGACAAAGATTCTACTATTGATGAAAAGAAAATCAAGAACGAAGACACGGATCTTGAAGAGGCACACCAAGTAGTTGCAAAGACTAAAGAAGGTGAGACTATGAGATCCGCTGTGTATCCAACCAAGAAGCAAGCGATGGATATGCACTATAAGATGGCCAAAAACAACAAGTATGTAAAAGTAGATACTCATAAGGTAGAAAATAATATGAAAGAAGAAAACAACTCGTCTATGGGACTGTACCTCGCTGCGATTGCAGGCAATACCGACCTTAGGGGAGGTTTGTATGAGAAAAAACTCACTCCTGCTGAACTAAAAAAGCGTGAAGAGGTGGCTCAGGCAATTGATCGTGACGACCCAGGGATGGGTATGAGCAAGAAGATGGCTATCGCCACAGCTACTGCTAAGAAGGTTGCTGAATCTAAAGCTCACACTGTTCCCAAGACAGAAAAAGAAAAAGACCTTGCTAAGATGGCTCCACCACATGATAAAATCACCCACGCTGACGTAATGGTTGGCCGTGGTGTGAAGAAAGAAGAAACTGGTGATAAGCCATTTGACGACATGATGAAAAAGGTCACAAAGACTCCTACTGCCAAAGCAAGAAATGCAGAACGTATATTACAAAAGCGCGATGCCCAAGCGAGGTTACGAAGTGGTGAATATGGATTTGGACCAAGCCCTGCAAATAAGTTAGGCATACGCAAGCAGGGAAGCATGAGAGAAGAAACTCTAAATGAATCGCATTTTAAACTCGGCGATAAAGTTGAGTGCCTCGATAGCGGGATGACAGGTATTGTTGTGTTGATGGATACTCAACACGGTGCCGAAGATGAGAAGTACTACACAGTACAACGCTCAGATGGCAAGATGATGAAATACGCACCAAACGAATTAACTTTAGCGATGAGTGAAGAAGTTGAATCGATTGATGAGTTGTCTAAAGATACTCTTGGCAACTATGTAAAAAAAGCAACAAAGAATGCTGTAGTCAGAGGTAGACTTAGCAAGGAGTTTGATAATGATTCTAGAAGAAGTAAAAACCCCGATATGCGTCTAGCTAAACAGAATTTAGCTAGAGACTTTGCAAATGATTCACAAAAGCGTCAAGACGGTGTTGGTAAAGCAGTAGATCGTTTAACAAAAGAAGACGTCGAGCTTGACGAAGGTGATATGCCTTTTAAAGGTCCTTATACCAAAGCCAAAGGCACTATAACGGATAAGTCGGGTGCAAAGCACGATGAGATGTCGCGTGTCCGTGACCTAGCACGTAAGGCTATGGAGAAACAGCAAAAGAAAGCTGAACCAGTTAAGGAAGAATCTGATCTTGATGAAGCAATGATTTCATATAGCGATTTTACTGATAAGATTGCAATGCACCGTAAAGCAGGCAACAAAGTTGTGGATGATAAATATACTAGCGGCAAAGCACATTACACTACAGTTGATGCAGACGGCCATGGACGTAAAGTTACCCACACTCCAACAGGCCAGAAAGCAGAGAGCTTAGGTAAAATGCAGGCTGATGATGATGAGGCAACAGAAGTTGCACCTACACAACAACGCGGCCGCGGACGTCCATCTGGATCGAAGTCGGGCGGAAAATACAAATAAGGAGAATTAAAATGGCATTATGGAATAAAGTAGATAACGAAGCAGGTAAGCCAAAGTACTTGAGCGACACTCTTGTAAATAGTCAAGGTTTTTCTGATAAGGATGCTACCCTAGGAGTTGATGTTTCAGAAGCAACTACAGCTGCAAACATTGCAAAGGGAATCAAAACTCCTGGTTGGACTCAATACCGTACATACACCGATGCACAAGGCAACACACGTCACAAATCAGAAGTACTGGTTGCTTTTGGTGGAAACTTTACTGACGGAGATAACGATACGATTGATCCAGATCCAGTGATTACAATTGACACCCAACCACAGGCTGACGGCGTTACAAGTCCAGCTTCTGGTGAGTTTACAGTCGTGGCATCTGCTACACGTGGAGCTGTGCTTTCCTATCAATGGGAAGTTTCTACTGATACTGGTGCAAACTGGACAGCTATCTCTGGTGCTACATTAGCATCACTGACAGTTGCTAATGCCGATCCCGAGTATGTTACAGCAAATGAATTCCGTGTTGTTGTTTCAGCTGTCGGAGCAACTCCAGTTACATCATCTGCAGTTACATTGACTATTGCTTAATAAAGGCTAGGAGGGGGTTATTCCCCTCCATTTGATATGATTCAACAACCTATTACTGAAGATAACTTTCTATTGATTGCAATGAATGCTTACGATAACTCTCAATGTACCTCAATAGCAGAGTTTGAGGAGGATCTAAAACGATTCAGCTACCTCAAAAAGCTATTTAGTAGATACAACGAAAATGGTGACCTCAAAGAAAGGTTGATTTTAAATCACATCATTGTACTCCATAATATATTTGGCGTGGTTACGATAGAGCTATTATTTTTTAAGATAGATAAACAATACTGGAATACTTTAGCATCCTTCTTAGTGTACTTAGGATTAATGCCTCAAGAGATTCCCGAGTTTAATATCAAGCTCGATGAAATGAATATCGATAAACAAGTAACAAGCGCTTTAGGGAACATTTAATGTCACAAGTTGTTGATAACCTCATTGCTTACCGCTTTCTTACACTACTGGTAAAGCCGTTTCCTGAAACAAAGGCTTTTGAGTTAGGTATTATTGACGATAAAGGCAATAATCTAATTAAAGCTCGAGACTTAAAGACCTCTGAAGAAAAAGCAGCTTACAACTACTTGACTCGGCTTGTCTTTAATATGAAAAGGATCATTAATAAACTACCAGGTGGAGATTCTAAGCTAAAGAATATTATTGCAGCTATGTTCTTATTAAAGGAGTCATATGCAAGAGGTAGTACTTTAGTGAGTGAAGAACAACTAATCCAGATTATGAGTGAGTTAGACAGAGGCGTAGTTCTTGCTGAAGAACAGTTGATGGTGGAAGAATTCTTTTCTCTTATGGAAGATGCTCCTACTAATGCAACAGGTGCCGCGGTATCTACCGATCAGCCAGTAGTTAAAGCTAAGAAACGTCCTGTTCGTAGATTTGCAAAATTCATTGTTAATAATGAAGTCTTTGAAAAATTTGCAAACGGTAAAGCAAAGTTCCGTAAGTGGTCTGAGTACTTGAATCTTGAAGATGATGGTCAGAATCAGCTTTATGATTTTGCAAGGAAAAATCCGCATGGTGTTATCGTATTGCAAAATGGTACGCAGACCAAAGCCATAAGATTCAATTCTAAAGGTGGAGGATCTTGGTCAAAGATTGCCCGACCATCAAAGAGGGTTCAAGTGTCATGATGTTTTTGGCTAACGAGAAAATTAAACTTATAATAGGGGCAACTTTGATTGCCCTCCTTGCCTTAGGAGCAATAGGGCTGTATTTAAAAGGTCGGTCAGATGGTGTTGCTCTTACAGAAGCAAAGGTTGCTGAAGAAAAACTGCAATGGGAAAGAAAGGTAGCAGACCTCCAATCAAAATATCGGGAAGATATAATTACAATCGTAACTCAATATGATCAAACTGTACTCCAGTACCAAGAAGAAATATCAAAGTTAATAGATAATCCTAAGGTGGTTGACAGGTATATTAATAGGTATGTACCTGTTGAAACACAATGTACTATACCGGAAGGGTTTGTTGAGCTACATAATAAATCTGCAGAAGGTGCAAGGTTAGGAGAGAGTCCTAGCAACGCTTCTCGTCCCTCAGATAAAACGCTATCCCAAGTTGGTCAGGTAGTTGCTCAGAACTATTACCAGTGTAATGAAATTAGAGTACGCCTTGAGGCATTACAACAAGTTGTGCAAAAGTACCAGAAGCAACAAGAGGATCTAATTAAATGAGGATACTATCTATTGCTATTTTGTCACTACTGCTCACAGGGTGTGCCTCAATGGATGTGGTCAAACGCGATCAACTGACCTTAGATGTACCTAAGTCACTTATGGTGCCGCCAGAGGCATTAAGGAACCTGTAATACCCCTCATCCCTGACATAGTCATTGTCCAGCGATTTATAATCCCAGTCAAATTTATTTTGTAGTTGATTGTTTACGTATAACAGCGTATCATTGTGTTATATTATTATGAGGTGAATAATGCTATTTGTTGATGTGAAATACGCCAATATACTTTCTCCACGACTCCGCAATTACAAACGTAAGGGTGAATACCTGTGGAACTTTTCATGTGCTGTTTGCGGAGACTCCTCAAAGAATAAACTCAAGGCAAGAGGTTTCATCTACAAGGTCAAGATGGGGCTCTTTGTAAAGTGCCATAACTGTGGGTATAGTACAAACCTTGGCGCCTTCATTAAGTATATCGATACTTCTTTGTATCAAGAGTATGTACTTGAGAACTACAAAGAAAGCGGTGCTCCAAGATCTGCTCACAAGAGCGTTGATATTGCAATTCCATCTATCCTAAAATCCCCTGAATTAACAGATTCAATACTCGATCCAATCAAGCGGTTGGATAGTCTACCTATCGATCACCCTGCTGTTAAGTATTCCCTCAACCGTAAAATCCCCTCAAAGCTCTTTCATCTCCTATACTTTGCTCCCAGATTCAAACAGTATGTAAATACAGTCGTTCCAGGTAAGTTTAAAATGGAGACCGATGAGCACCCACGTCTGATTATTCCGTACTTTAACCTGCATGGCAAGTGCTTTGCTTTTCAGGGTAGAGCGTTTGGTAAAGAGGACCCTAAGTACTACACCATCAAAGTTGATGATGCAGAAGAAAGAATATATGGGTTAGATCGAGTCAACTATGCCAAACGAATCTATATACTTGAAGGTCCAATTGACTCACTTTTCATTCCCAATGCTATTGCAGTATCGGGTTCATCATTCAACTCACCTAGTGTAGAAGCTCTAAAGGTTAATGCAACTGTTGTGTATGATAATGAGCCAAGGTCACCAGAATTAAGCAAACTCATTAAGAAGACTATTGATGAGGGATTTTCAGTTTGCTTGTGGCCCGAAGCTGTGACTGAAAAGGATGTGAACGAAATGATAATGGCAGGTAAGTCACCAGAAGAAATATTGTCTATTATCAATGAAAATACTTATAATGGAGCAGAAGCAAGGTTACGATTTGCAACATGGAGAAAATGCGAATGAATTTGTTTATTGATTGTGAGTTTAATGAGTTTGGAGGTAAGCTCATTTCAATGGCTATTGTGTCAGAAGATGGTAAAGAATTTTATGAAGTTTTACCTTGCGAAAATCCAGGTGATTGGATCAAAGAGAACGTCCTCCCAATACTAAATAAAAGTCCCGTCAGCTTTGATGTGTTCCAAATGAAACTTCAAACATTCCTTGGGCAGTTTGAAACCATCCACATTATTGCCGACTGGCCAGAAGACATCAAGCATTTTTGTGAATCACTAATAACAGGTCCTGGGTTCAGGTTAAGTACTCCACCCATCCTTATGTCCCTTCATCGTATAGATACGGTGTCTGATCTTCCACACAATGCTTTAGCAGATGCTAGAGGAATTGCAAAATATTTTAAGGACAATCCTTCAACATGAATGTTCGTTTATTATCATACAGTCAACCAGCAGTAGAATTTTTAGATATGGGATTAGAGAATGTGCAAGACCTTATTGCGTATTGTGCAAGGGTTTCAAACCCATCAAATCAATTTAATGCTGAAACATCAGAGAAGCTGATTGGTTATCTTGTCAAGCACGCTCATTGGTCGCCTCTTGAGATGGTATCAGTTTGTATGGAGATTGAAACTACAAGGGACATTGCTCGACAGATACTGCGTCACCGTTCGTTTTCTTTTCAAGAATTTAGTCAACGCTATGCTGACCCAACAAAAGACCTAAGTTTTGTAATACGTGAAGCTCGATTACAGGATAGTAAAAATCGTCAAAATTCTATTGAACTTGACAACACACTTTTTAATGCAAACTTAAGTGAACAGTGGAAGTGGATGCAGGAAGACGTGATACGATCATCTCAAAAGGCTTATGAATGGGCTGTAAGTCATGGTATTGCAAAAGAGCAAGCTCGTGCTGTCCTTCCAGAAGGGTTAACTATTTCGCGTCTATATATGAATGGCACTCTTCGCTCTTGGATACATTTCATTCAGTTGAGGTCTGCTAATGGAACACAAAAAGAGCATATGATCATAGCTCGCGAATGCGCTGATGTGATATCCAAAATATTTCCAATGGCTGGTTCGTTAACCGCCAATTGATTACAACTAATAAGAGGTAGCATGAATAACATTGTACACGGTATTACAGTTGACTATAGCAGAGATGAGATGTTCTCCGAATCAGGTCTATCACGATTGAAAGAGGGGTATATGCATGAGGGTGAAAAGTCCCCCCAAGAGAGGTTTGCTTTTGTTTCAAAAACATTTTCATCGAATCCAGAGCATGCACAACGTCTTTATGACTATGCATCGAAAATGTGGTTATCTTACTCTACCCCTATTCTGAGCTACGGTAAGACCCTTCGGTCATTGCCGATATCTTGTTTTGCTTCATACTTGGGTGACTCAATGAGATCTATCCTCGATACATCTTCAGAGACTCGTATGCTAGCAGTGGTTGGCGGAGGGGTTGGGTTGCATGTTGGTCTTCGTCCAGGTGACAAAAAATCATCGGGCATTATTCCTCATTTAAAGACTTACGACATAGACACGCTTGCATTTAAGCAAGGTACTACTCGGAGAGGTGCAACTGCTGCTTACTTGGATATCAATCACCCCGAAATTGTTGACTTCCTTGAAATGCGCAAGCTCACAGGAGGAGATCCCAACCGTAAGTGCTTAAATCTACATCATGGCATCAACGTGTCAGATGACTTCATGCAAAGAGTAGAGAAGCTGTCTTTACATGGAGATACTTTAACAGCCGAACAGAAAGAAGTGATAAATAAGTTCCCCTTGATAAACCCCAACACAAAAGAAGTTGTGGAGTATGTCTCTGTGATGGAGTTGTGGGAAAGGATCCTTACTATTCGTATGGAAACAGGTGAGCCATATCTTTGGTTTATCGATACGGCAAACAAAGCATTACCTGAGTTTCAAAAAGCAAAGGGTTTAGTGAATAGAGGATCGAATCTTTGCTCGGAGATATCATTGGCTACTGATGAAAATCGTACTTTTGTTTGTTGCCTGTCTTCGATTAATGCTGAAAAATATGAAGACTGGAAGAATGATAATCAATTTGTTGCTGATGTAGTTGAGATGCTCGATAATGTCATTACTGTATTTTGTGAAAAAGGTAGATCAGTTACAGAGATTGCCAGTGCTATTTTTTCTGCTGAACAAGAAAGATCTATTGGTATTGGAATGCTTGGCTGGCACGCCTTGTTACAAAGTAAAGGCATTCCTTTTGAATCTCCAATGGCAGTTGGACTAAATAGAAAGCTGTGGGAAAAACTAAACAAAGACGCTAAAGCAAAAACAAAACAGTTAGCTGAGGAACGAGGACCATGTCCAGACTCAGCTGAGGGTACGGTTTATGAAATTGAGCTGGATAATGGATCTACTATTGAAAAGTATGGTTTTGATATGATTCAAGTGTTCCGCAACGGCGCTACGCAAAACGTAAGAGTATGTGAATTGGCAGAGAGCGACGAAATAAATCTGTAATAATTATGTTTGCAGCTGCCCTCTCTATTGCTAAAAAAGGCAAGCCAACAAGGAATAAGGGCATTACAGGTGATCAATATAGGCAACACTATACCACAGGATTAACTCCACCCTCTATGGCTGGGGGTATGGATTAATAACGGTGTAGAGCAACGTAAAATTTTACACTCAGATGACATGCCAGAAGGGTGGATTCGGGGACGTTGTGATATTAGAGGTGACAACAATTCAACAAGGAAGAAACGAAGTGAAAATAAAATCAATTAAACCCAAACAGCCATTAGTGCGAAATAGCCACAGCTTTGCAATTGCTCCCAATGCAAGTAGTTCAATTATTCTCGACACCTCCCCGTCAATTGAACCCTATCGCGCTAACGTGTATTTGGAAAAAGGTGTTAACGGAACTAAAGTACACAAAAATAAGTATCTTGAAAAGTTGCTTGAGTCCAAAGGTAAGAATACAACTGAAGTTTGGAGAGACATTGTATCATGTGAGGGGTCTGTTCAGGGACTAGATTGCCTTGAAGAGTACGAAAGAGATGTATACAAGACTGCAATGGAAATAGATCAGACATGGTTAATTCAACATGCTGGTGATCGACAGCCATATGTGTGTCAAGCACAATCGTTAAATTTGTTCTTCAGTCCAACTGTTGATATTGAATTACTACACTTGGTACACTTGATGGCTTGGAAGGTAGGATTGAAGAGCTTGTATTATTGTCGTTCGGATGCAATGCGTAAGGCCGATAAGGTTGGAAAAAGAGTCATCCGTGAACGTATTGAAGATATGAAAGAGATGTTGAAATCAGATGAGCCAGTTTGCATTGCATGCGAGGGATAGAGAAATGATACAAAAGAAAAAATCGTTATTTGAGCCAAGAGAGTATTACAAGCCGTTTGAATACGAGCAAGCGTATAAGTTTTATGAGATGTCAGAAAAGATGCATTGGCTAGTGGATGAGGTTTCAATGCATCAAGACGTGTTAGATTGGAAAACTAAACTAACATTCCAAGAAAAGCACTTCCTCACCCAGATCTTTAGATTGTTTACTCAATCAGACGTTGATGTGGCTGGTGCATATGCCAACAAATATATTCCTCTGTTTCCAAAACCAGAGATCCGTATGATGTTGTTAAGCTTTGCAGCTCGCGAGGCTATTCACATTCAGGCTTACAGTCACCTGATTGATACTCTTGGTATGCCAGAAAGCACATACAAAGCCTTTATGGAATACGAGGCAATGCGTGAGAAGCATGATATGGTTGAGTCCTTCATGGGCACAGATAACAACATGATTGTGCAGCAGATTGCCACGTTCTCTGCATTTACGGAAGGCATGCAGTTGTTCTCGTCATTCATTATGCTCTTGAACTTTACTCGATTCAATAAAATGAACGGTATGGGTCAGATCATTGCCTGGTCTATCAAGGATGAGTCGCTTCACGTTGAAGGTATGACGTGGTTGTTTAAAGAGTTCTTAAAAGAGCATCGTGAAATTTGGACTGATGAGTTGAAAGCTCAACTATATACAATTGCAGAAAGGATGGTTGATCTTGAAGATAAGTTCATTGATCTTGCATTTGAGACAGGTGGTGTTGAGGGGTTGGCAATTGACGAAGTAAAACAATACATCCGTTACATTTGCGACCGTCGTCTAATTGGATTGGGTATGAAAGGTATCTTCAAAGTGAAGAATAACCCGCTGCCTTGGGTAGAAGAAATTCTAAACGCACCTGAGCATGCGAATTTCTTTGAGCAAAGATCTACCGCATATTCCAAGGGGTCTCTGACAGGGTCGTGGGGAAATGTCTGGAAGTGATGCCTCGAAAAAGTTTGTATTATAAATAATACAAAAGAGGAATTATCATGCAATATACAAGAAAGCAATATCCCAGGGAAGACGGCGAAACCGATCGTGATTATGTTACACGAGTGATATCGCTGAACCCCAAGGGGTATGCTCCTTTTGTACGTACACTTGACTTTGTAAAAAACATCGAAGATTCAGCTGGGCAGACTTTTGGCGAGAAGCTTTTTAATTGGTTAAACCCAAGTAAAGATATTAGTTGCGTGCAATGTGGACAACCAACACAATTCAAACAACTTTCGCATGGCTATTACGACTTTTGTTCATACACGTGTAGAGCAAAGCATAACCAAAGCTACAAAAATGGTTGCAGTGAGCATGCCAAAGCTCAACGAAAATTAGCATATGATACAAACAAAGAATCGATTATATCGAAAAGTAAGGCAACAAAACTAGAACGTTACGGTATGGTTGGCAACCCAAAAGCTGCCGAATCAGCCCATCTATTGAAATTGCAAAGACACGGCGTAGAGGCGGTTAACGCTCTGACCAATGTCGATACTATGATACAATACATACAGATCGATATGATGACGTCTGAACAAATAGGTAACTTACTCGGCGTGTCCCCGACTGTGGTTCAAACGCACGCCAAGAAGTTAGATGTAAAGTTTCCTAAAATTAACGGGCAGTCCAAAGAAGAGCACGAGTTGTATAGATGGGTTCAGTCGCTTGGAGTGGATACACAAGCGAGAGATCGATCGATGGGCATTGAGAATGAAGCATATCACCTCATGACTATCAATGTGCTAGAAAAGGTGTTTGATAAATATGATCAGTCAGATATAAAAGATGTACTACTTGCAACAATCGTAAAGTTGGTTGTTGAGAATTTTGTACTTAATTTAAAACTAAGAGAAAAGTAACATGGTCGTCAAGCAATTCGAATGCGAACAATGCGGTGCAAATGGTAAGATTACAGTCAAGGGAAGCGATTTCCAGTTTGAGGATCTTGTGTGTTGCCCAGTGTGCGGAAGTGATATATACGAGGAAGAGGACCTTCCTGAAGAAGACGAATGAGTTGGATCTGTAGTGGGAGTGTGATAGAGGAAATTGATTTCCAATATAAAGCATTCGTATATATCATCACAAACAAAATAACAGGCCGTATGTATATTGGTCTCAAACAAACTACATTTGCTAAAACCAAACAAGTGAAGGGCAAGAAAAAAAGGATTCATGTTGAGTCAGATTGGCGTGATTACTGGTCCTCATCAGAAGAGTTAAAAAGAGATGTACAAGCTCTTGGATCTGAGAACTTTACTCGTGAAATACTGTATTGGTGCAAGCTCAAGTCCCATGCTAACTATCTAGAAGCTAAAGAGCAAATGGATAGAAGAGTTTTAGAGAATCCGGACCAATACTATAACGGTATCATTAATTGTCGTGTTTCTCGTAATCACATAAAGAATTTGTCTATATGATATATCTAATGTTTGGCTTTGCCTTAGCGCTATCCACCGTGGCTGCCTTTTATGCTATCTTCGGATTGGTAGCCATCTTCGCAGCTGCTCCTATTGCAATTATCATTCTTGGTTCGTTGCTTGAGGGATCTAAGTTGGTCATTGCATCCTGGTTATATCGTAATTGGAAGCAAGTTCCATTCTTACTTAGAACCTATTTTTTATCTGCATTAGTTATTCTAATGTTCCTCACATCAGTAGGTATCTTTGGTTTCCTATCTGCAGCTCATATTGAACAAGCTGCTCTAGGTACAGAGGGTCAAGCTCAGGTTGTGCGTTTAGAAAAAGAAATCGCAAGACAATCGGCAACGCTTGAGAGGGCGGAGGGTAGGTTTAATCAATTGCAAACGACTGGACTAGGTGCTGATAGTAACGTTCAATCTCAGATCGATGCCGAACAACGACGCATCGATTCAGCTTATGAAAGAATCCAACCGGCTATTAATGAGCAACAACTGATTATCGACAGTCAAACAAAGTTACTTCAAAACGAATTAGATCAAATAGATCAACAGATCAATAGCCTTCAACGACATCTTGATACAAACGACATACTCAAGGCTCAATCAGTAGTTGGAGTGAGAGCGGATGGCCAATTCGGTCCAGCCACAACCTCAGCTGTAAGACAGTGGCAATCGGATAAACAACAGCAGCGTCAATCTATTCTGAAAAAGATTCAGTCTGCCAATAATAATCCAACAATCAAAGCTGCTAGAGATGAAATCCAACGAGTACGGTTGCTTGCAGAATCACAATTAGCAGAATCAAATAACCTCATCAATAGATTGAGAGGTCAGCTTGGCAACATCGACAGCACAGAAATCGAAGCAGCTCTAAAAGAGCAGCAAGAAGTCATCCAAAATGCTAACGTAGAGATTGACACGTTCACACAACAAAAGTACGAGTTGGAAGCTGACGTACGTCGTCTGGAAGTTGAGGTCGGACCAATTAAGTATATTGCAGAGATGGTATACGGCGATCAGCCTGATACCAATACTCTTGAGAAAGCAGTTCGTATTATGATTATTTTACTGGTCATTGTATTTGACCCCCTTGCGGTTCTGATGCTGATTGCAGCAAACTGGTCTCTTATACAATCGAGACCTAAACCTCTTGTTGAGGTGTCAGATAATGTACGACTCGAGGAGGGGATCCAAGAGCCTAAATCCCCAACTCATTCTGAAGAACCACAAGACCCTGTAACTACCATACCTCCGCTACCTCGAACGCATATAAAACACTACATATCTAAAGGGGCTGATTGGATATCAAGGCCACCAAAACTGTAGTAAATCAGCTGTTGTCTTTTAATTGAATCTACTATACAATAGCAGTATGAAAAAAGATATAACATTTTACATCAAGTGGACTGCTACAATTACCTTAATTGTAGGAACAGCTATAAACTCCCTCGGTTTTTACCCTCTCGGCCCTATAATTCTCATTATAGGTGGATTGCTTTGGATGGTGGTATCTATCCGATGGAAAGAACCTGCTATGATTGTAACAAATGCCGTCATGTGCATTACGGCAATTATTGGAGTTACCTACAACATTTTTTTTATGTAATTATTTAAAAGGATGCTATAATGACACCTGAGATACCTAATACTAGTCCTGAATTTCAAACCTGGGTAAAAGGCTTACTACATGATACCGTTATTAAAGACTTGTGTATTACTTTCACCAAATCAGATGGGACAGATCGCGAAATGCGGTGTACTCTCATCGAAGCAAACATCCCTTCAGACAAGATTCCAAAAACCACAGGTCGCCCAGCTTCTGAAACTACCCAACGAGTATTTGACCTTGACAAAGTGGAGTGGCGATCTTTTAGATGGGACACTGTAAAACAGGTTAACTTTACATTATGAACAAAGATGAATTTGAACCGCTTTGCATTCTTCAAGAAGAGTGTGCAGAGGTTATACACGTCATATCCAAAGGGTATCGATTTGGATTTGATACCCCATTCAATATCAGGACTAGTAGGCAAAATCTCAATGAAGAGATTGGTGATGTCCTTTGTATGATTGATATTCTTATCGACAAAGGATTCATCGACCCTGCCAAGATAGAGCTTGCCAAGCAAGATAAAAAACACCAACTCAAACGATGGTCTAATATTAAATTTAACAGTGAGGAATAACTATGAGCATTTCAAATCCAGTAGACCGCAAGAGAATTAAAGACGCCCTTCAGGAAATTAGTAACTGCATGACTCGCATTGAGGCTGAGCGTGACTTAATTAAAGACATCAAAGCAAATTTGTTTGAGGAATTTAAGACTAGCTTATCGAAGAAGCAGATTGCTCGTATGGCTAGAGTGTTCCATAAACAGAACTTTCAAGAAGAAGTGGCTAGCCATGAAGAGTTTGAATCTTTGTATGAAGAGATCACAAAAGTACAACAATAAGGTTGATATCTACTCCAGAATAATATATAATGATATCTAATTGAATGGAGAACCATTATGGTACGTAAGCAAAGCTTAGAAGAATCGATGTATATCATGCGAGGTAATGAACCAACTGTATCAAAAGACACTTACAAGTCTGATCTGGTACAAGCACTTAATTGGTACAATTTCTCATGGGAGGAGAAGGATTACCGAAAGGCTGCAGAGATGTACATCAAGAAGACTGGAATGAAGGAGTACATGAATGCTATCTCTAAAGCGTCTTTCCTTGAGATCCGACCTGTAGGAGTGTTGGGAAGGTTGTCATTAAACAACCAACACGTAGAGCTCAACGATATGGAAACGATCATATCTCGACTTGAATACCTGAAGTCCAAGTACGCTAAAGTAAACCCTGTGGTCGATGCGCAGCCTTCCGTTGCTCCTGTTTCAATTCAAGACCGTATTGTTGAATCAGCTCGTACACATGCTGCTGAGATTGATGGAGCAGTAGATGAGTTTATGGTAAACAAAGGTACATCTTTCTCGACTAAATCCTATATGGTTTCCAGTCAAGTGTCTGGAGTAGTAGCTAAAAAAGTCGGAGACCTCTATAAGCCCCTACTTGAAGAACTAAAGCAAGTGAATTCAGATGATCAACTTAAAGAAGGGTACTCACACCTATCTAAGATCGAAATGCGTAAATTAATTGCATTCGTTCAATCTATTATAGATGATTGTAATCAGCAAGTTGTTTCATCTAAGACACAACGTAAACCTCGTGCTCGTAAAGCTAAACCTGCATCTGTAATTGTAAACAAGATGAAGTACATGAGAGAGTATCCAGCACTAGGTTTGAAGTCAGTAGAGGCAGCTAAGATCATTGGCGCAGCAGAGCTTTGGGTATATGTGCCCCAGAAGCGTAAGTTGATTGTGTATCGAGCAGCAGATGGTCATCTAGGAGTTAGTGGGATGTCGATTACGAACTATGACACTAAGACATCAGAAGTGAAGACTCTCCGTAAGCCTGAAGAATTCTTCAAAGGATTATCAATGGGTAAGCGAGCGATGGCTAACGCGTGGAAGGGAGTTAGAGCTAAAACGTCAAGCCCTCGTTCACGCATCAACGAAGAAATGTTACTATTGGCGGTAAATTGAAATGATTATTCTTGATTACTCACAAGTGGCAATGTCCAACATCTTCCAGTTCCAATCAGAACTAAAGAAGAACGCAAACAACCCTGAAGCCGTAAACATTATTCGTCATGTAATCTTGACTGGCATTAAGATGTACAAGAAAAAGTATGCTAATGAGTATGGAGAGATGGTTATTGCTTGCGATGGAAAGCAATATTGGCGCAAAAACATCTTTCCATACTATAAGGCTGGTCGCAAGAAGACACGTGAAGCTTCTGATCTAGATTGGAAGTTAATCTTTGATACCATCAGTCAGATTCGTGATGACCTTGCGGAACACTTTCCATACAGAGTAGTGCACCTTGAGCATGTGGAGGCTGATGATATTATTGCCGTTGTCTGTAAGTGGTCACAAAGTAACGGATTAGTAGATCGTGGAATGTTTGAGGATAAACAGCCTATTATGATCGTCTCATCTGATGGTGACTTCAAGCAATTGCACAAGTACGATAATGTAAAACAATATAGTCCTATCCAGAAAAAGATGGTACAGTGTGATGACCCTGTTGCGTACCTTGCTCAGCACATTGCTAAGGCAGGAGATGATGGGATACCAAACTGTTTATCCAAGGATGATGTTCTGGTCACAGAAGGAGTGCGTCAGACTAAGATGACAGCAGGTCGTCTTGCTGAGTTTGTAAAAGAAGGTCGTAAAGCATGTAGGACTGAAGAAGAGCAACGAAATTGGGACCGTAATAAGGCATTAATCGACTTATCATGTATCCCCTCTAATGTAGAGAATAACATCGTTGAAGCATATATAAGACAGGAACCAAAGGGAGACAAGATGTCAATATACAACTATCTTGTTTCTCATAGGTGCAGGTTACTTCTGGATCACATCGAGGAATTTTAAATGACAAAGTACGTAACGGAAGTACTAAAAGATATAAACAATGACCCTAAATTATTGCTCACCCTCTACAAGCCAACTGGCACAGGTGGACCTTTAGGTATAATTTTTAAGCATGCATTCATGGCTCACGGAAAGTTTCTACTCCCCGATGATGAGCCGCCGTTTAAGAAGTCCGCTGAGCCAATTGGCATGACTCCTGCTCAGTTTATTTACGAGACAAGTAAATTTTATGTGTTCTGTCGTGCTGACCTAAAGCCTATTAAGCGTGAGCAATTGTTTATTGATATGCTTGAGAGTATCCATCCAGAAGAAGCAAAGATTTTGTTGGCAGTCAAAGCCCAAAATCTTCCAAAGTTGTATCCAAATATTACATGGAATGCTCTTGCTAATGCTGGATACTTACCGCCTTTGACGACTGAAGAGAAGGCTGAAGAGAAGCAAAAAGTAAAGAAATCCGCGAGGCCGCGGGGCGCACCTCGCAAGTCGGCAAGCCTCCAACCAACTACATCCGAAACCACAAACCTGTAACTTGGATACTTAAACTTAAAAGGTGGTGGTATGAAAGTAAAAATTGAGCTGATCTGTGGACTGATGTTTGGATTTGAATACATGCCAGAGTTTAAGGCTGCAATGATTGATGTTGGTGTGATCCGAATCTTTTTTGATTGGAGTGGTGAGGATTACGTTGACTTTTTGGAGTAGTTGTTATATGATATTATCTCTAGCGGAGAACCATCATGATGAAATCAATGACTTGCACCCACGCAGTGACATTTTTGAAGAAAGTTCCCGGTCAGGGTTGGATATACAATGACTTTAAAACTACTGAAACTTCATTACGGTCACATTTAACTTCCCTAGCCAACCTAGAATCAAAAGGGGTTGTCAGATTAGTGTCTTTTTCAAGACTAAAGTGAGGCTGATATGAACGTAATTATGACACATAAGAATTGTATTGACAAGATCTACAGTTACGATTATTTCGTTAGGTTGTTTGAGCAGTGTGTATCTGATGAGGGATTTTCGAAAGAATCTATCCTGGAACTAACCGACCCCAATAAGATAGTCTGGTTTTGGAATGTGTTTTGGTATGCGTTGCCAGATAGTGAAGCTATACGACGACATCCTTTTGATATTATTTGCAACATCTGTGAGTGGGATTATAGAGATGAAACAGGAATGGATTGAAGCTTATATGGATACAGCTGAGCGATTTGCTCAGCTCTCCCACGCTCGAAGATTAAAAGTTGGTGCTGTTGTTGTGAAAGATAACAGAATCATCTCTATTGGATACAACGGCACTCCTTCAGGATGGGATAACAATTGCGAAGATGAGCTTTACACTTATGATGAACGTGATGTTGGAGATGGTATTTGGACGTTTGATACTGTAACAAAAAAATGGACATCTCTAAAGACTAAACTTGAGGTAATACACGCAGAAGCAAACGCTGTTATTAAATTGGCTAAGTCTAATGAGAGTGGTGAGGGAGCATATCTCTTCTGCACTCACGCTCCTTGTATTGATTGCGCTAAAATAATCTGCGTAGCAGGCATTAAAGCGGTGTACTTTCGAGGAAAGTATAAGAATGACCTAGGCGTAGAGTTCCTTCGAAAGTCGGGAGTCCAAGTATCAACCACCGATCTAAAAGATTTTTGAAATTTATTAAAACTACGGACATGAAAATGAAAATTAAAATTGTATCCGACCTCCATTTGGAATTCAGCGACATCCTGATCAATAACAATCAAGGTGCTGATGTTCTAATCCTGTCTGGCGATATCGTGATTGCAGAAGATCTACACGATCATCCAGAATACGTCAACACCAGCGACCAACAGGCCATTGCCAATGGTACAGGACTTGGTAAAAGACAAATGGCAGCGCAGCGTTACAGAGATTTTCTCAAACGCTGTAGTTTCCAGTTTCCTCATGTCATTCTAATTGCAGGCAATCACGAGTTTTACAACGGCAAGTTTCATGCCGGACTAGACTACCTACGAGCAGAGTGTGCTAAGTTTACCAATGTTTATTTTTTGGAAAATGACACTAAAGTAATCGATGGTGTGGTATTTGTTGGTGCCACACTTTGGACTGATATGAACAAGGGTGACCCGATTACTCAGTCGTGTATTAGAGACATGATGAACGACTTTCGTGTTATTAAAAATGATCGTAAAGAATACACTCGCCTTAAGCCTAGCGACGTAATGGCAAGACACATACAGAGTAAGCATTATTTTCAACAGGTTCTAGACAACCACAAAGATGATGTTTGTGTAGTGGTCGGACACCACAGTCCTAGCTATCAAAGTGTCCATCCGCAATACGCTAACGAATTCTTAATGAACGGTGGTTACCATAGTGACCTCAGCGAGTTCATTTTGGACCGTCCGCAAATTAAACTTTGGACGCACGGGCACACGCACCATGCCCTTGATTATATGATAGGAGATACTCGTATTGTATGCAATCCTAGGGGGTATGAAACTGCCAGTTACAGCGAAGATACAGGCTGGGATCCTGATAAAATAATTGAAATTTAATGTAAAAAGCCGTTGACCAATAGGTGAAAATACGTTATAATTAATTATTGAAAAAGGAAATGAAATGAAAATTCGCGCTATTGTAAATGGAACTAGTTTTTACACAACACGTGCTGCATTGAAAAAGCAATGTAGCAGTGATTCTTTGCTACAGAACACTGCATTATTTTTTGCTCTAGATCAAATGGGAAAGTCTGTTGGTATTGTAACCAGTGTTAGCTTATATGACGAGAAAATGAAACGTCATGCGTTTGATATTCAGCTGTCACAAATGCAATAAGGCACTGTAAATGAACACTCGACAATTATACAAGTATGCAATTATGCCAGTTGGACAAGCTATCGAAAAGCGTATAGTTCACGTGGTAGATCGTGCCCAGGCCATTAAGCAAGCCAAAGCCCTTTACGGAAATCGACAGGTCAGCATTATCAAATTCGATGAGGTATAACATGATTGTAAATTCTTATAACCATCCACGGGGCACCATTTGCATTGCACGAATGTACATAGGATGGCAACGAGCTTTTAAAATAGACGGTCAGCACCAATATAAAGAGTTTACAGGGTGCTTTAGTATCATATAGAACTAAGAGTCGCTAAGGCTATGATCGATTATCCCTATTCAGTTATCCTCAAACAGACTGGTACGGCGGAACTCCGTACCATAAAAATTTGTTTACACTTAGTCGAGTAAACAAAGCTCAATCAAGACTTGAGAACAGTCGTCCAATAACCAGAAGACAATATGGAGCTTGTTTAGGGACAGGCACTATATTTGAGATGGATACATGAGTCGCGTTGCGATAAACTTTAAGTAGAGATGTATTCTTCTCAAATATAGTAAATAGCTGTTGACAAATAGTAAAAAGTAAGTTATAATGGTTGTATAGTAAGAAATCGTTCTTTAACAATTTATGTCCCTATAGATTATCGGTTAGATCATCACCCTTTTCACGGTGGAGAGCCCAGTTCGATTCTGGGAGGGGACGCCATATTTAAGTACACTGTGATGGTGGATCTAGACTACCGACTACAAAGAGAGCAGTGTACTTAAATATGGTCTGTTCGTATAGTGGTTATTACAGAGGATTGTCGATCCCTTTACAAGAGTTCAATTCTCCTACAGACCGCCAAGTATTGCCGTCATAGCTCAGTTGGTAGAGTGCTTTACTTGCCGAGGTTCGAATCCTCGTGACGGCACCAAGTTTTTAGCCTTTAGAGTGATTGGAAATCCTAGTGTACTTTAATATGGTCTGTTCGTATAGTGGTTATTACAGGGGACTGTCGATCCCTTTACAGGAGTTCAATTCTCCTACATACCGCCAGTTTTACTATCTATTGCGTAATCAGGTAGCGCACTGCGTTTGGGACGCAGGAGTCTAGGTTCAAATCCTAGTAGATAGACCAGTTATGGGGAATTAGTTAAATGGGATAACGTTGGCTTTGCATGCCGAAATTAAGAGTTCGATTCTCTTATTCTCCACCAAATAAGTAGTTGACACGTAAAGTTTTTAGTGTTACAATAACAGTGTAGTAAAAATTGTACAGTATTGCCGCTATAGCTCAGTTGGTAGAGTGCTTCACTTGTAATGAAGATGTCCGGGGTTCGAATCCTCGTGGCGGCACCAAAATTTTGTAAGTTTAATGCCTTGGTGGTGGAACGGTTTACACAGCGGTCTTAGAAGCCGTCCCCGAAAGGGTTGCGAGTTCGAATCTCGCCCGAGGCACCATAGTTTGTTTTAATATAGCAGCCCGACTAACTGTGATATGGGCGGGTTTACAATGCCCAGTAGCGACTGCTATATTAAAACAGGTTAACCCCGAGTAAAAAGTAGTTTATAATTAATGTATAGTAAAAAATTAGCAGTAACGCTCTTTAACAATACAAGCCATATTAGAACACATTAGCCAAATATCGTGTTATTTGGTTCTACACGAAGACGTAAGTAGTGTGTTTCAATATGGTACACCATTTCAATTCTCCTACAGACCGCTAAGTTTTATCCATGTGTTTAGCGGGACCATATTAGAACACATTAGCCAAATATCGTGTTATTTGGTTCTACACGAAGACGTAAGTAGTGTGTTTCAATATGGTACATGAGTAGTTGGTCGAGTGGATTAAGACGGCCTTTTGACAATGTCAATTCGCTGATACATGTTTATCATGTCCGTGGGTTCGAATCCCACACCATATTTAAGTACTCTAGTTGGTATCGGAGTGGGGCAACAGCTATAAACTTCCTGCCCCTTCAAAAGGGAAGTACTAGAGTACTTAAATATGGTAACTGACTGCTGATAAGAGCTTGTTTACAAGTGCTAGTATTTTATCAGATGGTGTGTTAAGATGTTTCCCGCTGACTCTCGACGGTGGGAATGGCTGAATAGGTAGAGAGCAATAAAGCCCAACACACTGGCCCGAATGACGGGAACAAGATACCATATTCAAATATACTGTGGCGAGTTCTTAAGTGTGGGTCGCATTCTAAAGAGTGCCCTCGGACTGGACATAGTGTATTTGAATATGGTAAATAGTTGTTGACAAGAACATAAAACTGATATATAATTGTTCATTGAATAAGGTGTAGTGTACTAAAATATGGTAACCAACTAACTGGCGGATAACCATATATTTTGCGGAATTAGTTTAATTACTTGTCCGCAGTGTGGGAAACAAGGAGGAGAAAGAGCAATTAAACGTTGGCACAGAGTATGTGCGGGTGTAACTCAGTGGTAGAGTGTCAGCCTTCCAAGCTGTTCGTCGCAGGTTCAATCCCTGTCACCCGCTCCATTAAGTTTGTTGTTTTGGAAAATTCGATGTATACGATATGCGCACTCTCACTGTCGTCACTGTCTGCAGGCACACGATACGAGTTGGACTATGACGAGATTGGACTGATCCTCCTATACAGTAAGCATAGAACGATAAAAGCCAAAGAAT